CAGTGGCATTGTAGCCCAGCTGCTGCAAGTAGGGTACCTTGACAGATATCATGGGGATAAAGTTACGGTTCTCAGTGAGTCCGCTTTCTAGCAGGCCTTCTACACACTGTACATCAATATCCAGTGAGCACAGGTAGTCGGCTGCTAGGAATGGCTTGATCATGTTCTCCCAATCCAACCAACCGCGAGCATTGGTGTCGTAGTTGGGAAAGCTCATGTTAGCACCAAAATAGATGTGCTCACATCCGTTAATGTGCTGGGCGATGTCTGCCTCACTGTGTACACCGACTACAAACAGTGTTTTCTTACCGTATGCAGGAGTGCGCTCGACTTCTGTGCCGTAGAAAAAACTGGCATCTTCATGTCCTTGTCTAATCATATTACTTCTCAGGTTAAGGGTTAATGGTCGTCATGATCAACAATGTCTCGTTGATCATACTCTTGTTTATACAGTATAGACAATTTGTTGTGTAATTGCAACCGCTGTTGTTCCAAATCAGCACGTTGCTCGGGCGCAGCAGATTCTAGTTCGCGACCCAGGCGAAGAAATTCATTAGTGGCAATACGTATCTCTTGTTTAACATCGTCCATTATAGCCTCCAATCAGCTTAGATCAAAAATACTTTCGTTAATCACCGGCTTCTTCTTTTCTTTCTTTTCCGGCTTGGCTTGCAATGCGCCCTCAAACACAATGTGTTCATCTGCCATGGTACCTGCGTTAATGGTCTTCAATCCTTTGTTACCGCGTGTGCCAATGATGTCCATCCAATAGCGACTGTAGTGCTTGATGATGGCATTGGCAGTGTCTTTGTCTGGTGCAGCAAATACTGCATCCACTATATCACGGAAGAATTCATACTCACCACGGTCATTGCGCATCATGCTGGGCCATGCGCCTGCATCGTATTCGCGATTGGCACGTTGTACAGCTTCGATATGCATCCAGACATTGTGTCCCATCAACAATGCATAGCTGAAACTATCCCAGCTGGTCTGGCCTTCTTTACCATTCTTATTTACGTCTCCGGGCGCATAAGTGCAAATGTCTCGCATTTTACACAAGCGACTGATAGGGCTTTCATCAAAGTGATCAATCAGGCCATCTGCGATTGCTGCTGCACCAAACGGTCTAGTGTCAGTTGAATACTTTTTATCGTCGGCAATGGGAGTCATGCGATAACTCCACTTGCCCTCATGCGGCAGTGAGATCTCGTTGTAGACCTGTCCATTGGCAGTGGCCAGGAACGGACTTGCACAGTCAAAGCTGATAGTGAACTTGGGATTGATGTATTTCCTTACTGATCGTTGTATGTCAGTTAATAACAATGCCCACTCCAGCTTGCTGGTACCCAAGAAGTGCATCCAATCGTGTACACCTTCTTGTAATAGATTATCATACCGCAGCGACACCAAGCGTTTAAGAATCAACTCAACATCACACATGTTCTGTCCGCCCATGGCCCAACCATCAAAGTGCTTGCCCGGATACACCACAGGATCACAATAGATCTTCATGGTCTGGTACCATGATTCGGCATCGGCATGATTGGCCCCCTGTAGCACGTTCAGCACACGAGTACCACCTTCACTAACACCACGGCGATGCTGCATAAAGTATTCGTTATTGAACTTGGTGGCAGCCACTGCTTCGGGCAAGGTGGTAATGCCACAGGCATCGCTGGCCTTGCGGTCGTTGATAACCCAAGTCGGAATATCCAAGGTCATTGCATAGTCGCTGATGTTGTCTAACCATACCAACACTGCCTGTCGTTTGACTTGTGCAGCATCTAATAGGTCTTGGTATTCTCGTACAGGATCTATGGTTTTTGTTTTGGGCTGTCCGGTCTTTTTGTTAATGACTGGATTACCTGCTTTGTCCAAGACAGGAACGGTGGTCACACCTGCGGCTACCAGTGCAGCCATTTTTTGTTTTACTTCTGCGCTGTTGGGATCGCGCCACTCGCCACGCCATAGGCCTTTGGCAATTTGGAATCCACCTGAGTCGCCTAGCATGAATGTGCCGGTCTCGCGAGCACGTACCATGTCCTCGCTGGCATCGGGCTTGGCGAGATCCAAGTTGGCGTGCCCTGCACTGTATAGACTCCAACGATAAGGAAAGAATGCCTGTTGACTAGCCAGCCAATTCATCTGTTCCATGTCAGTCATGCCTGCAGGAAACCTGGCAGGGTCTACATAGTGTTCCTGGCGCTGCCTACCCACGAACGTGGAGTAAAATCCCGAGATGGCTGGGAGATATACTGCATAATCGCATTGTTTGGCTGTTAAATTATCCTGCGACATCGTATTCTTTTGTTAGTGCTATCAGGGTCTGTAGGGCCCGTTTAGCGTGTTCTACTTCTTCAATGGCTTCGGTCAAGTGCGGGTATTGAGCTTTGATCGATTCCAAGTCACGTTCTTCCTGCATTTTGTACTGTGCCCAATCTATGGCCTCTTGTGCCGAATTACTCAGTCCCACAGTGGCGTAGCTGGTGTTCATGGTCATCCAGGCAGAGCCATCAAACACCTGCATGTCGGTACCGCTGACCCTAATCATACCGGCCATGGGCCTGTCTATGCTAACATTGACATAAGGTACACTGGTGTTGCCACCAGTGACCGTTACATGCCGTTCGCCCCGGAGACCTTTGATCATTTTGTCTGTGCTGGAATAGTGTAGGTCCACTTGGCCATGCCGCTGTCCACAGTGATCTGTGCAGCACCCTCATCGCTGAAACGCAGCACCTTGTCACCAGTCAGGTTCAGGATGCTGAATACAGCGTTGATGGGCCACGACCATGCCTTGGTAACTGATCCTGTGACATTGGTAGCAAACACAAAGTCACCTGCGTGGCTGCTGTGGTCACCAAAGTGGAACTTCAAGTTGCCTTTGCCGTCGGTCTTGGCAATAAAGAATACTTCTTCGCTGTGTGCTTGATGCTGCATTTTAAGACGTTGTACGCTCAACACCGAAGGCTCAACTTCCACACCCCACTTGACACCTTTGAACTTGACAGTTTTTAATTTGTCATTAATCACATTAGTGGCCATAAAACGATAGTCGTTTTTAAAGTCACCGGCTTTGTTTTCAAATTTGATACCATCCGGTACATCTTTACCTTCGCTGTCTTTTTGTGTGCTTAGACTCAATTTGGCATCTTCGCGATACTCGCTGATGTTGAGTATGGTGTTCAACTTGTTCAAGTTGGGCATACCAAACGTGCCAACAAATTCAGCAACTGGTGCGTTGAATTCGGCTTCTACGATTACACTACGGTCGCCAGCAATGCCACTGACAACAGTACCTGTTGCGGTACCTACTACCTTGACAAGGTCAATAATACCAAGTCCATGTGTGTGCTGGACGATTTCTAATAGCTGATCTTTCATAAATTCTCCTGTGAAATAAGATTATACATGATTGTATTTAGAGATACAATACATTCCTGAAACTTTTTTATTCAAACGTAAACAAACTGTCGAACGTGGTTTTGATTTCTGTGTGGTTGGGAATGTCCCAATCTAACACGCCCAACAAGTTTTCCACCTTCTGGTCCACGATACCGGCTTCCATCTTGTTGTCATCAAATGGCAAGTCTTTGAACCACGTAGGAATATGGTTCTCATCTGTGGGGTAGCCCACTGACGTAAAGCCCAGTGGATTGTCTTTCAGCTTACACACAATGGTCTTCATGCCATCTACGATGGACATGCTGTAGTTGTCACCGTGCATCCTGCGCAGGGTATTCCAATTCATGGCTGCACGTACATGTCCGGGCATGTTGGCTTTGCCCAGTCTGGCTTCGTCTGCGGTATATTTGGTCAAGTTGTTGACACGTTTAGGTGTACCTTTCTCCCAAGCCGGACGATCCTGGAACGCCAGTTTAAACTCGCGCACTCGATCGTAAATCTCGTCTTGCTGTGTACCAGTTAGGACCTTGAGTAATAGCTCACTAAGGAAGTCCTGCACAGTCTTGGGTGTATCACTACGCTTCAAGTCTAGTCCCATGGCCTTGACCTTACCCGGCTTGCCGTTTATGTCCAGCCTGTTGTTCTCTAGATCATAAATCAATACAGCATAGCGTTTCTTTTTAATGAACAGGCCTTTTTCAGCAACCAGTTCTCGACCGCCTTTGATGATAGCGCCCATGTCACGTGGAGTGTGGAATGCACGTTCCATAAAGCCCGGGAACGATTCATTGACTTGTTCGCCAATGCTGTCGTACAGCTCAACACAGATGTCTTTGTTCCACTCCATGCGCCCCGATTCTACTTCCCGCTTTAAGGCAGGCCAAGCAGTAAAGTACACCGAGTCAGTATCACCATAGATGATAGCATCACCAGTGTGATTGTATTCGCCATGTATGCACTCATTGACATAACTATCCATGTGTCGAGCAATAGCACGACCAGTTAAGGTAGTTGACTGTCCAATGCGTTTGTCAAAGAACCTACAGCCCGGATTCAAAATAGCACCATACAAACTGTTGAGATTAATCTTTTTAACCAGCTGTCGCTTGTCCCAGAAGGCCTTGTCTTCGGGTGTGGTAGCTTCTTTCTTTTTGGCTTGCAGCTCTTTACGTTCAGCATACCAGCGTTCCAGCAGGCCGGGCACAATGCCCTTCTTGTCGTACTTGAATATGGTGCCATTGGCACTCAAGATCCATGGTTGGCTGCTGTCAAAGATCATGCGCCAGACATCTGCTGCACTCATGACATCACTGCCACCGGTTTCCCAGTCAATGGTGATCTCAGTGCCCACTTCTCCGGCCATGACCGCAGAGTACTCTAAACTACCAAACATGTTTTCCCAGGCATCAGCAAAGCTCAATCCACTGTCGATCTTTTCTTTAATGTACCTGTCGGTCATTATCGGTCGGAGTTGTCCGATGATGGTTTCACAGGCCATGTTAAGGGCGCGAATAGCCGAGGGATAGAGCGAGTTGATGTCAATCGCACCAATCCAGTCGTGCATGCCTTTTTTGGGGAAAGCAACGTAGGCACCTGCCGCTTGTGTGTCGTTAGATTCATCTCTGTTTTTCCTATTTTGAACTATTAAACCTTGCTGATGCGCTTCATTGATAATGGCCTGCTCGGTAACAGCCACTGCGCCCATGGTGGTTGCCAGCAACACAGTATTGTCGTGTGCCAGTTCGTTGGCCAAGTCCAAGAAACGCAGTTTCTTATCCAGTTTGGCCAACAGCATGGTGTCTTGTCTGTTGTATTCGATAAACGTAGGAAAGTCTTTGTTGTACAGTTGGTCCAAGGTACCTTCGTACTGTGTCTTACGCTCGTCTAGTTCGTATTCGCTGATAGCGTCTAGGCTATAGCTGTGTCGTTCTTCATAGGTGTATTTACGATACAGTTGCATATAGTCCATATGCACTCGACCAATCAAGTCAAATGTAATGTTCTCTGCACCAAATCGTTCAAAGGTTCTGGGCTTGGGAAACTGTCCCCACAGGCAGAATCTGCGTGTATCGTCCTTGCTGAGCACACGCTGTATGCGCATGACAGTATAGGGAATGTCAAAGCCTTCGCTGTTCCAACCCGATAGTATATCGGCATCTTCGATCAGGCTCAAGAAAGTATCCAAGAGGTCCCGCTCACGCTCAAACAAGAAACAGTTGTCGTATCTGCTGCATATCTCCTGCGCAGTGGCCCAACTCATGCTCTTGGGTGGTACCACCAGTGTGACCATGCGATCCAACCAGTCTAGATAAACTGATATAGCAGTGATGGCATTGAACGGATCTTCGGGTTTACTAAAGCCCAGCACAGGATCAAAGTCGACCTCAATGTCAAAGAACGCTGTCTGCAATTTAGGACTTTCACGTCCTAGATAGTTTTCTTCAAGACAACGAAACACTGGGTTGATGTCACTCTCCCAAGTGTCTTTTTTGTTGTTGGACTTGAGTTCTTTGTGGAACTCTTTGCTGTTGTGTGTGCTGAATCTAGATACTGGTGTATCGTAGATGGTGCGGAACTTGCCACGTGGATCATTGTAATAGAACACATACTTGGCTGGGTATTCTTGATATACTCGCTCGCCTTTGATACGTTCTACAACATGTATCCTATCTTTGGATCTGTCTAATAAACAGTCTACATAACTCATAACATCTCCCTACCGCTTATGGCCGGCATACCATGATACATGTCCGTTAAGGTGGACGACGCCTGTGTAGTATTTATACACATGCCTCAGGCCAGCAGCATTCTTGTCAGCCCAATGCTGTCAATTGTGACCAGCAGGACGTAGTTAGCCAACATGCCGAAACTTCCACGAGTATAACTAGCCCAAGCATACATACAGCAGCCGCTGATCCATATAGGATAAAGGATAGCCATAGGCGGGTTAGGTACAGTGAGCGCCATTGTAATCGAACAGCCGATGCTAATCGCCCAAGCTGCAATTTCCACGACAAAACGGCCAGGCGCAGTTCGATAGTCATCTTGTATCCACCCGAAAATATCTTTGAAGAAGGGAATCAAAGGGTCTTGCCCACAGTTTCAAGAATGGTGTTGAGGTCTTCGTGATCACGATTGGTTTCGCCTAGGCTGGCCTTGTGTGCAATACGAATTGCCTTCTTGAGCACACCGGGCTTGACTTCTAGTTCTTCTGCTACCGCTTTGACGGTATCGCTCAAACCTGCAGATAGGTCTTCAATTTCCATCATGGTACGCATACCTTCGTTGATCAATTGGGTCAGTTTGGCTTTTTGTTCGCCGCTAAACATTTTTGCAGTCATAGAGTTCTCCAGTAAAAACTGATTATACGATAATAAATACAATAACACAACATGTGTTTTACCAAAATATTAATATGCAAACTCAAAACATTTTTTCAACCTGGGGATCCATAGTTACTACCAACTATACAGAATTCATGTCCGATAACACTACTGATTGGCCACAGCTGGTATTGGGGCGTAATCTAATAGTGTTTAAGGGATTTAGAGCCAATCTAACCGATGAAGAATATTTCAACTTTGGTAAAAAATTTGGGCAAGTATGGACCATGGATGATTATAGACGTCCACAAGTGGGAGCCAAAACTCACTCCGGACTAGATCCAACTATAGTCGATGCCTCCAGCGCAACTCCGGTCAGTCACTTTAAAGGTAGCAACAACCAATTTGGTGATAATAAAATGGGATATCACGCTGACATGGTGCATATAGGGGAAAAGAGTTATCCCGGCCGAGCACTGTATATGACACGCAATACCCTAGATGGATCAGGCGTAACCACGTGGTTGAATTTAGAGTTGGGTTGGGCGCAATGCACAGAACAAGAAAAAGCAGAGTATGCCAACGTTGAAATAGCCAATCACAATATGTATCTGCCCGGAAAAGATTTAGAAATATTTCCTTTTGAAAAGATAAATCCAAAAACCGGTAAAACAAGCCCACGACTCAATAGTTTAAGCGGAAACAGAGCCGGCTGGATACATCATATCAGAGTCAATGGGATTGAGTTAGATTGGGACGCAGCAGAAGAATTATATAGTGGTGCGGTTGACCTATTAGAAAGTAAAACTAACACACTGTATCATCATTACTGGGACGAAGGCGATATTATAGTGTATGACAACTGGTTCAACATACACAAAAGAAGTAAGGTAAATGCCAACACCCCCGGCGGCCGGTTGCTGCGCAGATTGACTTTCAATTTCTAATACCGGGCAAAATACCCGGCGAAAAATGTTGCATTGCAGCATCATTCCTGTTACAATTGGTAAATACTAAGTAGAAACCATGATAGCGTTTCTACTTAGTTTACTACACAGGAGAGAATATGCTAAACCAAATCACTGAATACTTCCACAAGATGCTTCAGACTTTCAGTAAGCCACAAACTTACAGTTCCGCACTAGAAGAATTTATCGTTAGAAACGCACCACAAAATACTTGTGATGTAGATCGTCTGACTCGTCAATTTGACATAATGCACTCACGCAGGGGGTGGTAATTATGAAAATAGTAAAAGCAATTTACAATTTTTTTGAAGATATGGGCCGCGCCCGCGCTGCTGCACATCTAGCACGCCAAGGCGACCATGCGGGTGCTCAACGCATCATGACCGAAGACTTCAAAGGCTGGATCTAATGTACTGGTGGCCCGTCTCTGATGAGGAGTGGGAACGGTTAAATTATCCCGAGCGTTTCAAAATTAAAACACTCACAACAATTGCAATATAAATAACAATGCAGTGTAATCACTGCTACACATTAACACACACAGGAGATAAAAATGTTTAATAAAATGTTCGCACCATACTTAACGCTCGAAGCACATATCGAAGCGTTCCAAGAAACCAAACGAGGCCTAACAGACAAGATCATTACTGATCCCACGCTAAACAAGGCAGCACACGATTACATCGAAGCACAGACTGAGTTTGCTAAAATGCTAGCACACAACTTTACTGACATCGCAAAGTATTCTATGGATGCCATTTCCGATAAATGGTTTCCTAAGAATGAAGAAGTAGTTGAGGCTAAGACTACACGTAGCAAGACGGCTACCGCCTAAGACATACACACACAAGGAGAAAATTATGTCAACATTGAAAGCACCTGAAGTAAAA